TTTTCCTCCAGAAGAGTTTTACTTTATACTCTAAGATTTACTGCTAAGACTTACCTTTTTGGTCCTGTTTCTTCTGCATCCAAAGATATTATCAAAAAGTCTACTATCAATTATCGTACTGGAGTCGATACTACAAATACACAAAGAGAGATATCATACTCTGCAATCCCAAGAGCAACTAAAAATTATGTCGGTGATGCAGCAACTACACTTACTGCTGATATTGATAAGACAACCAAAATTATCGAAGTTGCAAATGCAAGTGGTTTATCTGCCAACACATATATTGATATTGATGAGGAGCAAATCTTTATCAAGTCAATCACCGGCAATAAACTGACGGTCAGAAGAGGAGATGACAAGACAACAATTGCAGATCATCTTAATGGAGCATCAGTATTTGTGATAGATTCCGCCGATAATGCTCAGATAGAAGTTGGCGATGATTTTGGATTCAGTGGAAGTTATTTCTGATATGAAAAATAAATTTGATAGTTTAAATGACGAGTTCAATGTCGATGATGACATTGTTCAGACTGAAGTTGTTAAAAGTAAAATAGAAAATATTAAAAAAACTTCTGATGACATTAAAAAAGATTATGATTACACACGAGGAAATCTCTATAGTATTATAGAAAAAGGTCAAGAGGCGATAAATGGTATACTTGAAATTGCTCAAGAAAGTGAGATGCCTAGAGCGTATGAGGTTGCTGGCCAGTTAATCAAAAATGTTGCTGATGCCACAGATAAATTAATGGAACTGCAGAAAAAATTAAAGGATGTTGAGGAAGAGTCTCAGAAAGGACCATCAACAGTAAATAATGCACTCTTTGTAGGATCTACTGCAGACTTAGCAAAGATGTTAAAAGGAATGAATGATTCAGATAAATAACTAGAAACGGAAGATGTCAAATCCAGTACTTAATATAGTAATATCTCAAGGTTTTGATTTTGAAGAAACCTTCCAGTCAACTGAGGCTAATGGAACTACCAGTAACTTGGCAGGATTTACTGCTTCCTCTGTGCTGAAAAAACACTCTGGTGCTTCTTCGTCTACACCATTTTCAGTTACTATTACTGGTAATACTGGAACTGTTGCAATTGCAATGACAAGTGGAAAGACAGTAGATTTGACTCCAGGAAGATATGTATATGACGTAAGATTAGTTTCATCAGCAGGAAAAGTATCAAGACTAGTTGAAGGAATGGCGTTAGTTACTCCTGGTATCACTACTTCATAAATAAAAATAAAATCCGTTCCATGGCTAGAATAGTAACTAAAAAGACCACAAGAACGAGATCAGTTCAGTCAGTAAAACCAGTGTCTAATCTGGAAGAATTGTCTGATGTAAATATCACTGGCGCACCGGATGCGTCGGTAGATGGGCATTTACTGAGTTTTGACTCAGCATCTAATAGTTTTGTTTTGATATCTCCCGATGAATACTTATCTAATACTGTAGCAGATGGAGATATTCCAGATCCATTTGTTACCCAGTTAGAAGGCGAACTTAACTTGGGAGACTTGCAGATTGAAAATCTTGATGGTGGTGCGTTCTAATGTCAGTTCGTAGACTTCAAGATTTTGACAATACTAATTTTGGGTCATTAGATTCTGGTAAAGATAAAGATGTTGTTTTCTTTAATACGACAACTGGAAATTTTGAATTAAGAAAAATTGGACAAACTTTAACAGCATCTACATCTACTGGTACTCCTTCAGCATTAGTCGATCAAATCGAGAGTGAACTCGATATTAGTAAGATTGATTTTAGAGGAATAGACGGAGGAGAATTTTGACTAAATAATACTAACGATATATTGTAAATACACGAGATGCCCGCACCTGTAATTCAGTTTAAACGTGGTATTCTTGCCAATCTACCCGCACTGAGGGCAGGTGAACCAGGTTTTACCACAGATACTAGCGATTTATATGTTGGTATTGACTCTACCACAAGTAATAATCAATTTGTAGGATCAGGAAGATTTTGGTCTACTGGATCTGCTACTGTAGGTAGTGGAGTCAAACTTGTCGAAGGCACTAATAATGGAACTAGTGCAATAACAATCAAGGCACCAAATAGTCTTGGTTCTGATGTCACATTCACCTTTCCGGGATCTGATGGAACTAACGGTCAGGTTCTATCAACGAATGGTTCTGGGACATTATCTTTTATTGATTCTGCCGCAACGCTAAACATTGTAGGTGATTCAGGATCTGATGCTGTTGCACTTCTTTCAGATAACCTGACCTTTAGTGGAACTTCAAACGAAGTTGTTACTGCAGTCACGAATAATACGATAACCATAAGTCTGCCTGATGACGTAACAATCGGTCAAGATTTAACTGTTACTAGAGATTTATCAGTTAATAGAAATGTCGCTATTACTGGAAACACAGTATTAAGTAGCACTGGTTCTATTCAGATTCCAAAAGGAACAACTGCTCAGAGATTAAGCGGCGTTCTTGGTCAAATCAGATATAACACAACCTTATCACAGTTTGAGGGATATGGTGCTGGTAACGCATGGGGATCTCTTGGTGGCGTAAAGGACGTAGATGGGGATACATTTATCAGAGCAGAATCTGCTGCTGGACAGGATGAAGATTCGCTTGAGTTCTTAACGGGAAGCAGCGTTAGAGTTTCGATTGACTCTGTTGGTAACGTTGGTGTTGGAACTACCGGTGGTCCCAGTGCAGATTCTACAAACGATACAGTGCTTAATGTTGGTATCGTTACTGCAAACAACTATTATGGAACTGGTGGAGATCTCAAGTTGGGATCTGCTGGTGACGGAAGTTTAACTACATCTGGAGCACTTAATACGTTTACAACGGCATCAACTATTGTTAATAGTATTGATGATCTGAATGAAGTAGCATTCAATATCATTAAGAATACTGCTGTAACAGATGTTGGATTTACAGCAGACTCTACTTCAGGTGCTGCAACACTTACAGTTACTTTAACCATCACCTCTTCTGGCAACGCAAACCAGTTTATTATCAACTGGGGTGACGGAAGTGCATTAGAAACAACCACAGACTCTACACCAACACACAACTATACTGATTCTGGTGGTGGTACTTATAATGTAACAGTCATAGCAAGGAACTCTTCTGGTGTAGGTGCAGGTCACTCCCAATCTTTGACAAAGAGTAATTTTATTACAGTATTCACTCCTGCTCCTGTAATGGGATTCAGTTTGTTCAGGGCATCCTCTGGCGGATCAGCACTGAGTGGAAATGACCTCTATGTCATCGATAATGGCGGTGGTCCTAGTAACTATCATACTCTGCATCTTGACAACACTACACAAAATGCAACGGGTGTTGGTGCAACATTCACAATCAACTGGGGAGATGGATCTTCTGTACAAACTGTAACCACTGATAATGCTGCTGGTGGCGCAGGTGGATCTGCTGGAAGACTTTCTCACCAGTGGGCAGATGGTACAAGCAGTGGCACTAGCACAGATAACGTCACTCTTACTATTACTAACCATACAACAACTGATCCATCTGAGATTCCAAAGGCCACATCGACAGCGATCAAGGTTTACCAAGATGATGTTGCTGCTCCTGCTAATCTTGGAACTAAGACACTTTCGAACGTTTCCAGTCAAGGAACTTCGCCAAGACTCGCATCTGGATTTTCTGCTAACGGGGTAAGTGGACTCAACGCTGGTGATTCTGTCACAAGAGTCTCTAGTGGAACAGCAACTGCTGGTCCTATAACAACCTTTGCTTATGATGGAAATAACGGAACACTCTCTGCTAATGTAACTGGATCCACTGATGGTAGCAGGGGACTTACTTCTGGTGATGACACTGGAAACTATACAAGTCTTCAGATCACCGATGAAAGTGATTATCAACTCTTAGATTCTTCTGGTTCAACAACATCTTTCGCAAACAGCATTTACTATCCCGGACTTTATAAAGGATTTAAGGCAAGAGTTTCTAAATCTGTTGCTTCTCTATCGACCGGTGCAAATAGTATGCAACTGGTTCATAGCACTCAGGGTTCTACAAATACTGTTAAGTTCGTAAAGGATAACCTAACTGCAAGTCCAAGCATCTCTGCAACAGGAAGTCTTGCTCAGGGAACCGCAGGAACATTTAGATATATCTCTGGTATTCCTTACTACAACTCTGGTTCTCCTACTTTAACTCTCTCTGGAGTTACTATTTCTAATTTAGTTGGTCAGTGTCATACTAACCAGTCAAATATTGTTGAGGTAGATGATGGAAGCAACCAAGAGGGAACATCATCAAACGCAATTACTAACACAGATTATACATATGCCCAGATTGATGGGTCTACAACCATGTTAAGTAGTGGTGTGCCACTCGCCAATACGGGAACTTCCTCTGCATATGCAATTGGTAATCTCACAGTTCCAATTACTTCTTCAAGTGTCAGAACTATTAGTAGAGTCAAGGCTCGTGCTCGTAATGTAAATGGTGTTGGTTCTTACGGGTCTGACATTACTACAAACGTTCAGGTTCATACAGCATCACAAAGCGGAATTAGTGAGATCGCGATTGCAGTTTCTGATTCTCTGGGTGATGGATTTGATGATGATGGAGTAAGAATCTATGACTTTAAGGATGCTGCTGCCGATAATCCATCATTTAACGGAAGCACAAACTTCTATACAAATCAACCATATACTGAGTCATTAGCTTCTGGAACTGTTGGCGTGAAAGAAGCAATCCTCAGACTTGGAGTTATCAAGTTTGACCAGACAGATTTCTCTTCTGGATATCTCCCTGCAGGTCCAGATAGAAGTTCTGCTCCTGCGAAACAATATTTCACGTTTGCCTTCCGACGAACACCGCTTGCTAACTTCAATATAAATATTACATCAAGTGGGATAACAGGTCTCTGGATAGCAGCACCTGGAACTCAGATAGATAGTACTAGTGGTATCAATGGTTGGTTAAAGGCGGATACTCAATACGCTGGATCCGGAATTCCTGGAAGCGGCACAGGTGGTAATGGTAGTGATGGATGTGCTTCAACTGGTTCTGATAGAATTCAAGCAGATACTGCATTAAGTGGAAGTTATACAATGACTCTTGGATCAGAAAACCTCAGTAATGCTACTGGTAATGTTGTTTTGATACGAATTGCATTAGATTCTGGTCAATCCGTAACAGCTCTTTCCGTATCCTAAGGTTATTAAGTAAATGGCAATTTCAGAAGCACAAAAGGTTGACTTTCTTTGGAAGAAACTTGGTTACGGAGTTTCCAAGACCGATACCAATGCCAACAAGAAGGCAACTAATGAATCAATAGCAAGTCCTCTACTCCTAAGAGGAAATAATGTATGGTCTCAGGCAGACCTAATCCCTGGCACAATGCCAGCATCTTCTGCTGGTGTAGTTACTGTATATCCAACGACTGCACCAGATGAAACCACAGCAGATGCATCGGCATCATCTAATAGAACTTGGAAAACTGGATTAACTGATTGGATACCACCAGAGATTGGATCAACTTATCTTGTAAAGGTATATGTTCATACTGCTGGCGATGCTGCTAATGCTGCTGGTAGTGGAACTCAGGTATTTGGTGCTGGTTCTGGTAACAATGACGAATGGTTCTTTGACTATCAATCGGGCACTTTACACTTTATTGGAACAAATCTTCCAAACGGTGTAAATTTTTCTGGAAAGAGTGTTTACGTAAGTGGTGCAAGATATACCGGTATTAAAGGTGTATCTGTTCCTGGATCTACCGCGACATTTAGTGATGTTAATGCAACTGGTATTGGTACATTCCAATCTGGTGGTAGATTAGATGACGTTCAGATTGGTAGAACTGCAGCTAATGAGATTGATACAACGGCAGGAAATCTTATCTTAGATTCTGCTGGCGGAACAGTTCAGATTACTGACAATGCATCTGTTACCGGTAATACAACACTTAGTGGAACACTAGATGTAGATGGGCAGACTGATTTAGATGTATTAAACGTTGCTGAGACCGCCACATTTAGTGCTGCAATCGACGCAAATGGGTCTTTGGATGTCGATGGTCATACAGAACTTGATGACGTTAATATCGCTGGTATAGCAACCGCTACGGCAGTTCATTTAGGTGCTGAGGGATCGGCACTTCGTCTTACCACTAATACAATTTCTGGTCCTGCGACTATTACGATTGACCCTGCTGGTGTCGGAGATAACACAGGAACACTCGTTGTTGCTGGTAATCTCCAAGTTGACGGAACACAAACTACCATCAACTCAACGACAGTCAATATAGACGATAAAAACATTCAGGTTGCCACTGGTGCTGCTAATGACGCAGCTGCTGATGGTGCTGGTATTACGGTTGATTCTGGTGAGGGAGACAAGACGTTCCAGTTTGAAGCAACCGGTGATAACTGGGGTGCATCAGAGAATTTAAATCTTGCCTCTGGTAAAGCATATAAGATTAATAACACAAGCGTTCTTAACGCTACAACTCTTGGTGGAGCAGTTGTAAACTCTTCACTTACAAGTGTTGGAACTCTTACTGGTCTTACGGTTTCAGGTAATGCATCTGTTGAGGGTAATGTAGATCTTGGTAACGCTACCTCGGATACAATCACTGCAACTGGTAGATTTGACAGTGATTTAGTTCCATCTTCAGATGATGCAAGAGACTTAGGAACTTCTGCATTAAAGTGGAAAGATATTTACATTGATGGTGTTGCATATGTTGATGATATTCACGCTGCAGATTGTGATATTAATGGTGGTAGCATCGATGGTGCTGCGATTGGTGCTAACTCTGCCTCGACTGGTGCTTTTACAAGTGTCACTGCAAGTGGTAATGCTACGGTAACAGGCAATATAGATGTAGATGGACATACAAATCTCGATAACGTAAGTATTGCAGGTCTCACAACTCATGCTGCTGGAGTAACATTCTCTGGTGCAATTGATGCTAACTCTACTGCTACATTTGCTACAGCAGTTGTAGAAGATCTCACCAACAATCGTGTAGTTATTGCTGGTTCTGGTGGAGAACTCGAAGATAGTGCAAATCTTACCTTTGATGGGTCAACTCTTAATGTTGTCGGACTTGCAGATCTTGATAATGTAAATGTATCGAGTGCTGCAACTGTATCAACACTAATTGACGTTCAGGGTTATATAAAGGGATATAAGTTCCTCTCTGCTCCTTACGGAAGCACAACAACAATTACTGTTACTGTTGCGAGTAAAGATGCAACTCACAGATACCAAGGAACTGGTAGTGGATCTGGATATTTACTAGACGGAGTTCAATCTCCAATTCTCACGTTAACTCCAGGTAGAACTTACAGATTCGATACATCACATACAAGTAACGGTGGTCACCCATTCCTCTTCTATATGGAAGCGGATAAGACTACTCAGTATACTACAAACGTTACCACAAACGGCACAGCAGGTAATGCTGGAGCATACACGCAGATTGTAGTTGGAGATGAAACTCCATCGGTTCTCCACTATCAGTGCTCTGCTCATGGTTACATGGGTAACGCTGTTGTTACCAACTCTAATGCAATTAACTCAAACTATGCCGCAACTCTTCGCGGTGGATTGAGTGTTACTGGAACAACAACGCTTGGAACTCTCGCATTCTCTGCTGGTGGTTCTTCGGTAACTGGTGTTCTTGATGAAGATAATTTTGCAAGCAACAGCAATACTAAACTCGCGACTCAACAATCAATCAAGGCATATGTTGATTCTCAAATCACTGGATCTGATTTAGATTTCCAAGGCGATAGTGGTGGCGCACTTTCTATCGATCTTGATAGTGAAACTCTGACGATTGCTGGAACAGCAAATGAGATTGTAACATCTGGATCTGGAAATACATTGACTATTAGTCTTCCAACCACAGTTACCAATGATAATTTCCAAACCACTGCTGCTGGTAGAGTTACTACTGGTCTTATTGCGTCCGAAAACAATACAGATGGATTAACATTAGCAACTGGTGGTGGCAAAAAGTGGTTAAAAGGAACTGCTAATGCACAAGTTGAACTTTTTCATAATAATAATAAAAAATTTGAAACTACTTCATCCGGTGTTATCGTTACTGGCATTTCATCTGCAACAAGTTTAAGATTAGGCACTAGCACATTAGTAAGTGGTGTTCTTGATGAGGACAACTTGGCAAGTGACAGTGCCACTTCGCTTGCAACTCAACAGTCTATCAAGGCATATGTTGATGGTCAAATAACTGGTGGTACTGCACAAGCTGCTAGTGTTGCTGTTCAATCAACAAGCACCAACTCGATTCACTATTTGACATTTGTCGATTCAAACAACGGCAGTGCAACTCAGGAATCACTTCTCACTGATGGTGGTATTCAATACAATCCTAGTTCCAATCTTTTAAATGCAACTGGTACAGTTGCTGCTGGAACTTTAAGTCTTGGATCGGGAACTGCTACTGCGATTCTTGATGAAGATAATATGTCGTCAAATAGTGCAACAGCACTTGCGACACAACAATCAATCAAGGCATATGTTGATACTACAGTATCTGCAGTCGATACTACAACATCAACTGCAGCAGATTCTGGAACAGGATCATTCGCAACTTCTCAAACTCTGACCATTTCTGGTACGGCAAATGAAGTTGAAACTTCTGTATCTAATCAAACCTTTACGATTGGACTTCCTAATACAGTTAATGTAACAACTGCGATTGATGTTCCAACGATTGAAGCGACTAACCTCAAAGCAAGAGATGGTACAGCAGCAATCACAATCGCAAATAGCACTGGTGCTGTTGAAACTGCCGCTAATCTGACTGTTCAGGGTAATCTGATTGTTAATGGATCTACCACACAGGTTGATTCTCAAGCAGTTACCATTGAAGACCAACTCATTGAACTGGGTATGGTTAATGGTGCTGCTCCTACATCCGATCTGAACAGAGATGTCGGTGTTATATTCAACTGGCATGATGGTAGTAATGCATTTAAGGCAGGTGTCTACTTTGATGATAGCACCGGTCGTATTGTTGCAGCGAAGAAAGTTTCTGAGTCTGGTGGAGTTCTCACCAATAATGAAGGATCGGGATTTGAGGCAGCAGAATACTATATCAGCGGATGCACTGGAACTCAAAGAATCTTTGGTTGCAGCAGTGGAGAAATCATCCTGGAGAACACAACAATAGACGCTGGAGCGTTCTGATAAATAGGGGAAGCATGACTTCCCCATATGGATGAACAAGATTATAAAAATTTGATTGCGATTTATCAACAAAAAGCACAAGATTTCTTCAATCAAACGGTTGCTGCTGAAACCAGAGAGATGAAGTATAAGCAGCAAGCAGAAGTCTATGCTAATAGAATTACTGAACTTCAGAAGCAGTTAGGTTCTGCAAGTGAGGCAGTAAATTCTAGTAACGAATCTGCTCGTTCTTTGAAAGAGCAACTTTCGCAAGTAACAAGAGAACTTGAAGAAGAAAGAAATAAACCAGCACCTACTCCCACAAGGTCACGAAAGGCAAAAACAAAAGATTTAGTCGCCGAAGAGTTCTAATAAATATCTAAAGCACCAGTATATACTGGTCATAGAATGACTACATAGACGCATAAAAAATGGCAGATCCAAAGATTAAGTTTAAGAGGTCGGCTGTAGCCGGTAAAATTCCTACCGCCGCACAAGTCCCACTAGGAGAGATTGCTCTTAATACTAATGATGGTATTCTGTATGCGTCGAAAGATGTTGGTGCTGGAGCAACAGTAATTGCCATTAACCCATTTAGGGTAGGCACAGGAACAGATAGTTATAATACATTTTTCACTGCCGGTAATGTTGGTATT